CGCATATAAGGCATAAAATTCCAAAATGCTATAAATACATACAAGAACATGTTCACATGGAGATTCTAATATGGCTCAACTAAGTTCACCAGGCGTAGCGGTTACAGTAGTAGATGAAAGTTTCTACACACCAGCAGCCCCAGGTACAGTACCTTTAATCGTAGTTGCAACAGCAGCAAACAAAATGAATTCAGCTGGAACTGGTATTGCACCAGGAACAATGCCAGCAAACGCAGGTAAAGTATACTTGCTAACAAGTCAAATGGATCTTGGAAATACTTTTGGTATTCCATACTTCCAAACTGACGCAGAAAATAATCCAGTTAACGCTGGCGAATTAAACGAATACGGTCTACAAGCTGCACACAGCTTCTTAGGCGTAAGTAATCGTGCTTATGTTGTACGTGCTGATGTTGACACAAGTCAACTACACGCTCGCGCAGCAGCTCCAACAGGATTGCCAGCAGATGGTACATTCTGGTTTGATATTGCAGATAGCAATTTTGGTATTTTTGAATGGGACGGTGGTAGCACAAAAGCTTCTGATTCCGACTATTCAGAAACAGCACAATCTTTTGTTAACCAAACAATCACAGTTATCACTGACGCAACACTAGTTGGCGAAAACGGTGGCCCAATCAAGAGCTATGGTCAAGTTGGTGCATACGCTATCGTTGCAGCTACTACTGATCAAGCTGTTACATTGTGGTACAAGAAACAAGCAACTGATACTCTAGCAGGTACATGGGTAGAAGTTGGAACTAGTTCTTGGAAAGCCAGCTACCCAGCAGCAGCCGGAACTATTGCTCCTCCAGCAACTGGCGGCACCGCAATTGGATTTGGTCCTGCAACAGTATTTGAAGGTCATATCAGCGGAACAACATTGACTATTACTAGTGCTCCAACACAAGGTGGCTCACCAGTAACTATTACTCCAGCACTAACAAATGGTCCATTGATAGTAAGCAATGATACTAACTACCGTAGTGGTACACGTATTACCGTACAAGTTGATGGTACTCCTGGCGGCATTGGTACATATACTGTTAGCCAGAATTATCCTAGCAGATTCCCAGGTGGAGATGCTAGCATCAGCCTAAGTATTGATAGTCTAACAGCAGACACATTCTTGATCAACAGCGTACACATTCCTATCAGTTCAAGCAGTATTTCAGATCTAGCAAGTAGCATTAGAAGTACAATGAATGGTCTAAACATTGGTATTTCAGCAGCTGAGTTTAACGGTAAACTATACATTTATAGCGATGGTACAGCTAATGGCGGTACTGGTGAATTCCAATTGAATGGTACAGCAGTTAGCAAGTTAGGTTTGGAATCATCAACTACTTACTATCCACCAGCATTACAAATCAGTACACACTTTAACGTTCCAGCATTCAAGACCACAACAGGTCGTGGATACGGTTCAAGTACTACAGCAGGCGGTAAGCCAAGCGGTAGCGTCTGGGTTAAAACAACTAGCGTAAACAAAGGCGCAAATTGGGTTGTTAAGAAATATAATGCATCTTTAAATACATGGATCATTCAAAGTGCTCCAATGTACGCAAATGGTGCAGCAGCTCTAGCAGCTCTAGATCCTAAAGGCGGTGGTGCAAACTTGTCAGTTGGCACAACTTATGTTAAGTACGACTTGTCAGGAATGGACGTTGCAGACTTTAAGATTTTTGCAAGAAGCGGAGTTGGTGCAACAGTAGTTACAAGTATTCCAGTAACCGTAGGCGGTTCAGGATTTACTAACGGTACACAATATGCGTTTGACATCAGCTGGAGCACAACTGGTGCTAGTGCATACACAGCACCTACAACAATTACTTTTACAGCTGGTTCATCAGCAGATGCTACTATTACACAAATATTAGAACAATTTACTAATATTAATGATGCAAATATTCTAGCAAAACGTGTTGGTAATACAATCAGTATTAGTCATTTAGCTGGCGGTGATATTGTATTCACAGACGGTGAAAATAGTCCATTATCTAAATTGTTTACAGCTGATGTTACAGCAAACTATCACATGACAGATGATGGTTCGTCAACAATCGCTAGCTTATGGGTATCAACAATCGCTGGACAAGGATTTATTGTTCCAAGTTTAACACCTCCAACAACAACTCCAGAAGATCAAACACTATGGTATAACAGCGACATTACTGAAGTTGATATTATGGTAAATGCTGGTCCTGGTAACGGTTGGGTAGGTTACGGAACTGCAGCTGGTAAAGCTGTAGTTAACGGTGGAGTAAGCCAAACAACAACAGATGCAATGGGCCCAATCGTAAGTGCAACAGCACCTAAGACACAACAAGACGGTTCAACAGCACTAAGCCACGGTGATATTTGGGTTAGTACAGCTGATTTAGAAATGTTCCCAACAATCTATCGTTGGGACGAGTTGAATAAGAAATGGGTTCAAATTGACACAGCAGATCAAACAACTAGTCAAGGTATTGTATTCGCCGACGCTCGTTGGAGTGACAACAGCATGTTAGGCACACCACAAACAGGTGCAGGTGCTCCAGATGCTATTGCTGATTTGTTAAACAGCAGTTATGTTGACCCAGATGTAGAAGATCCAGCATTATTCCCAACAGGAATTTTACTATGGAATCTACGTCGTTCAGGTTACAACGTTAAGAAATATGTTAAGAACTATATTGACACAACAGCATTAAACACAATGTACGGTAATGCGTTAATGACTAACTATCATCCAGATCGTTGGGTCAGTGATGCTCCAAACCAAATCGATGGTGCAGGAACATTTGGACGTAAAGCTCAACGTGCTGTAGTATTGAAAGCTCTAACAGCAACAATCGAAAGCAATCAAAACATTCGTCAACCAGACACAGTTATCTATAACTTGTTAAGTTGCCCAGGATACTTAGAAACACTAAGCCCATTAATCAGCTTGAATACAGATAACGGCCAATCAGCGTTCATCGTTGCAGATAGCCCAGCACGTTTAACACCGGATGCTACAAGTTTAAGCAACTGGGGTAACAACGTAAATGGTGCAGCTGTAGACGGAGACGAAGGTCTAATCGCTACAAATAGCTATGCAGCTGTTTACTATCCATGGGGTTACACACAAGACTTAACAGGTAACAATGTTGTTGTTCCTCCAAGTCATATCATGTTGCGTACAATCGCTCTAAGCGATAACGTTTCTTATCCATGGTTTGCACCAGCTGGTGTACGTCGTGGTGGTGTAACAAATGCTAGCTCAGTTGGTTATGTAGATGGTCAAACTGGTGAATTCCATACTGTTGCTCTAAACGGCGGACAGCGTGATACATTAGCTGGAATCCACGTTAACCCAATTACATATCTTGCTGGAACAGGTTTGGTATGTTATGGACAATACACACGTCAATTAGTAGCAAGTAGCTTAGATCGTATCAACGTTGCACGTCTAGTAATTTACTTACGTTACCAATTGAATAAGATTGCTAAACCATTCATATTTGAGCCTAACGATACAATTACACGTAACGAAATCAAGCAACAAATTGAAAACATGCTTCTTGAATTAGTTGGTCAACGTGCGTTATACGACTTCTTAGTTGTATGTGATAAATCAAATAACACACCAGCTAGAATCGATAGAAACGAGCTGCATGTCGACATAGCAATCGAACCAGTCAAATCAGTTGAGTTTATCTATATCCCAATGCGTCTAGAAAACACTGGTGCTATAGCTGGTCTTGGCGCATAATTAGGAGAACATAAATGGCAATCGCAGCATTATCAAATTTTACAGTACCACTAGCTAGTGACCAAAGTGCAGGTTCACAAGGCATGCTAATGCCTAAACTGAAGTATCGCTTCAGATTGAACTTTGAAAACTTTGGAAAATCTAGCCCAACAACAGAACTTACAAAACAAGTTCAAGAAGCGGCTCGTCCAAGCGTCAAGTTTGCAGACCAAGTAATTGATATCTACAACAGTAAGATTCACTATGCTGGTAAGCCAACTTGGGATCCTATCACAATTAAATTGCGTGACGATGTTACTGGCGCTGTTACTACACTAGTAGGCGAACAGAATCAGAAACAATTCGACTTCTTCGAACAAAGTTCTGCAGCTGCAGCTGGTGACTACAAGTTCACACTACGCATTGAAATGCTTGACGGCGGTAACGGCTCGAGTGCTCCAGTTGTGTTAGAAACATGGGAACTATATGGTTGCTATCTAGCAAGCACAAACTGGGACGATATCAAATACAGCGAACAAGGTGCTGCAACAATCACCATTAGCATTCAATTTGATAACGCAGTTCAAACAACTGGCGGATCATTAGGATCACCAACACCAGTTAGATTGACTCCTGGCGGCACAAACAGTATTGGTAGTTAATTAAGAAAGCCTAGGCAACTAGGCTTTTTTATTGACTGATCATTAAATGCTCAGTTTATTTTTTCGATAAATATTAGCATGGCCTTCACTCCAAACTCTGAATTAAAATCTAATACACCTATGGTGTTTAAAGATTGGCAACACGCTGCCGATCTGTTTAATGTTGATCAGTTTAGACTGGCTCCAAAAAGCAACTTCTTATTCCATGTGGCTTTTGGAATAAATCAAGGAGCATTACAAAATGCACAGTTAGTTCAACGCTATGGCCAAGAAATAAACATGTTGGTTAAGAATATCGACCTTCCAAGTTTTGGTATTCAAACAGAAGTTTTAAATCAGTATAACCGTAAAAAAGTAGTACAGTATCAAGCAAAGTATAACGAAATTGGTATCAAGTTCCATGACGATAATATGGGCTTGATTAATCAGCTGTGGCAAAATTACTTTACCTACTACTATGCAGATTCTAGAAGTGCTACTAAACCAGGAGCATTTGCTAGAAACGCTACTCAAGGATATAGTAGTGCCATGCCAACTCCTTACGGATTTGATAACGGAAGCACACAGCCATTTTTTAACTATATTAAAATTTATCAAATGGCACGTCATGAATATGTTTGCTATCAATTATACAATCCTATAGTGACCAGTTGGAACTATAACAAAGTAGATTATAGTAATACAGGTGTACACGACTTTGATATGAAAATTATCTACGAAGCTGTTAGTTTCAGCGCAGGCGCTGTCGAAGCTGGTATGCCAGAAGGATTTGGCCTAACACACTATGATAGTAATCCAAGTTCACTAACTGGTACTACTAGTGCAACCGCTGGCGGCCCAAGTTTTGTAAACTCCATAGATTCAAGTACTATAGCACCGGGCGTGTTACAAAATGCAATTAATACAGTTAATCAAAATCAAAATTCAAGCGGTGGCATAGGAGTAGGCAACTTGGTTGCAGGAGCAGGTCTATTAACAGCAGGCATTGGCTTATTCAACGCTGTTGGCGGTTTGAGTGGTATAGGAAGTGCTATTAGTGGCGCGGCTAGTGCTGTAGGCGGAGCAATTAGTGGTGTTGCAGATACTTTATTCCCAGGTTCTAATAAAAACGCTACTGATTCTAATAGTACTACAAATGACGCAAACACTACTCAATCATCAAGCGATAGTCCAGCACCAAGTAACGATCCTGAACAATCAAATCCAGGAAGTGCAAGTTCTGATGAAGCAGCTCCAGTAAATACTCAAGACGGTACAGGTACTCCAAGCAATCCGTCCGACGAAGAAAGCGGAACATAATATGATAAGAACTAACTTACCTCAACAACCACAAACTAACGTACAAAGTGTACGTACTTTCTTTGATAATTTTTTTACAAAGACAGTAAGTTTTCCAGCAGAGCAGATTGATGCTACAGTAGCTTTTTTTGCTAAAAGAGGATTTGATACTAATAGTGCAAACAGTATTGCTATTACATTATTAAATCAAGCTAGAAAAGAAAACGTTCCTGTTTTTTCTTTAATTGATAGTTTAAAAGGCTTAACTGATATTCAGTTAACACAAGTGGTAACACAGGTGTTAAATGCCAGTAGAGAAAAAACTAGTCTGCTAGGTTATAGAATTGCACCAGCTACAGATAGTTTTGAATCGCGCAATATACTAGTGTAATATGGCTAAATTTGCTCGTGGAAAATTTGTAATGAAGAACCCTGGGAAATATGTAGGAACTAAAACTCCTACATACAGATCCAGCTGGGAACATACATTTATGAATTTCTGCGATACTAATCCTAGTATAATCAAATGGGCTAGCGAAGCTATACAAATCCCCTACAGAGATCCCCTAACTAACAGACAAACTGTTTATGTTCCAGATTTCTTTATACAATATGTAGATAAGAAAAATCATGTACTAGTTGAACTAATTGAAATTAAACCAGCTAGTCAAACAATATTAGAACGTGTGGGCAAGAACAAATACAATCAAGCACAGTTTGTTAAGAATCAAGCCAAATGGGCTGCGGCAACCCTTTGGTGCAGACAACAGGGCATAAAGTTCCGTATTCTTAACGAAAATGATATCTTCAGCAAGGTATAAGCATAAGTAATGTTATGACAATATATCTTTATAAAAAGACTCATAATATTACAGGTTTACAATACCTAGGCAAAACTATATCTAAAGATCCATATTCTTACACAGGTTCAGGTGTAAGATGGACTAATCATTTAAAAAAACATGGGTAAATGTGGCGCCAGCAATCGTGGAAAAACTTGAAAATTGTTAGACGGCAAAAGAATTTGGATAGAAAAGGAATCGGCATGACAAAAAAGTTGGAGGAAATTCTCAACTTACCTGAAAGCAAGAAAATTGTTAAACAGGAAGAAAAGAATCAGTTAAAAGCCGAAATGGCCGCTCCATTTTTGCGGGACATTAATGAGTTTGATAAAATTTCTGCAGCTTTGCCCCAAGTCAAAGGACTGGGCGACGCAGGCGATTCTGAGTTAGATGAACTAGCACGTAAGGCTACAGAAGCATACGATGATATTATGGACTTGGGCATGAATGTAGAAGCACGTTATAGTGCTCGTATGTTTGAAGTTGCCGCTAGTATGCTCAAAAATGCCATAGATGCTAAGACAGCCAAATTAGACAAAAAATTAAAGATGATTGATCTACAGCTTAAAAAGCAAAAGTTAGATCAAGATGCAAACAGCGCAGACGAGGGTGTAACAATCCAAGGTGACGGAGTTATTATCACAGACCGTAACAGTCTGCTAGAAAAACTCAAGCAGATGAAATAAATACAGTACTGGGATTAACATATGAAATCATTTAAAGACTACCTGACAGAAAGTGTCAAAATTTACGAGTTTAAAGTAAAGATCGCTGGCGAATGTCCAAAAGATTGTGCTTCTAAACTTAAATCTGCTCTTGCACAATTTCACGTACAATCGTGTAGTGCTGGCAAAAGTACACCAATTCAAGAGCGTCAATCAGAATTTCCTGAACACAAAAACGTTGCTACAACAGTATTTGATGTTGTAACAAGTTATCCGGCAACTAGTCTTCAAGTACGCGATATGGTCAGCGAACGACTAGGTATTCCTTCTGCTAACATAAGAGTTAGAAATTTACAAGAAGAATTAGAAGACGAAATCAATCATCAACACGATAAAAGAACACACAAGTCTGTAATTGGTACAGACTATGAGCCAAGTAATCATCAAGATTTAGTTGGCGATAAACGTAAGATGAATTTTTTACAAGAATTAAACAAAGACAAAAAATCAATGGAACAATACACCGGTGTTAACGATGAATTGTTTTCTAAAACAGGTAACTCAAAGAAACAGCCAGAAATGTCAACTGAAGCTAAGGCTGGAAAAAGTGTAGTTGGCTCTAGCAAAGTGAAACTTCCAGATCCAATGCGAGGAGCATAATATGAACTATAAAGATCTTTTAACAAAATTACAAGCAATCGAAGAAGGACATACTCCACCGATTGCACCAACACATACCGATGGTCCTGCAGAAGAAGAAATGATGGGCATCTCTCTTCCAATGCCAGGCATGATTGGTCACGAAGAAGCACCTAAACAATCTGACAATGTTAGCATGAATGTTAGTTTAAATGGTCAAGGTGCTGGCGGTGTACGCGATCTAATGAACATTCTTCATAACATTGAAAAAGGTGCAACTGGTGCAGAGCATGATGATATTGTGTTTGGCGAGCCGGGCGAACAGCACGAAAGACATCCACACATCGGTGATGATGAAATGGAAGAAACAATGGGCGACAATGGCCAAACATTTGGTAATAGTGTCCATGGTGATCATGGCACACACGTACACGGTATCGATGCTGTTACAGCTACAGGCGATGATTTGGCTAGCAAAGGCAAAGCAAGTCCACTACAACGTGCTCCAGGCGTTAACCCATTACGTAGACCAATGGAAGAAGGTCTAGTTAAAAAATTACAAAATTTATATAACGAAATTAAAACACGTGATTTAAATGAAAATGTATTGACGGATGAAACAGGCCATACAATGCAACATATCTTGCACACACATCAGCGTGATGTTAGAGATTTTGAACAAAACGGCGATATGAGCGATAGCTTGTACGATGCACTATACGATTATTACTTTGACGATATGCCATACGGTGTTAAGAAAGCTCGCGATGGCGACCCGTACGAGTGGATTAGTGATCGTTTTGCAGATGATTTAGGCATTAGTGAAACAGTAGCAATGAATCAACAAGTTGAAGAAAATCAAGCAGGGCACGACTATCAAACTGGTGAGCCTTTAAAACAAGGCCCGGACGGCAAATGGTATAACAGCAAAGGCGAAGAACGTGATCCTATGCATGGCGGGCCATTACGTCCTGATGGAAGTGCAACACTTAGAAGTTTAGTACCTAAACCTCCTAAACCTTCGGCAAATATGGATAAACCTAATCCAGCACCAACACAACCTACAAATATTACACCACCTGCAAATTCAGATAACAGTAAAATATCTATAAACATGCCAGAATCGGTACAGCTAGCAGAAATGTTGAAGATTGCAGGATTAAAATAAAAGTTTCGTCGCAGTTAGCACTCTGTTTAACAGTGCCAAATAGCTCCGTAGGGAGCTATTTTTTTCGGTAAATAAAAGTATGGCAAAAAGTCTCGACGGGGTCTTAACAAAAAAGGCTCACACTAAAGAAAAGTTCACAGAAGAGCAAGTACAGCACTTGTTGAAATGTGCTGACCCATCTGATGGGTATTTGCATTTTGCTAAAAACTTTTTTCATATTCAGCATCCTGTTAAAGGCAAAGTAAAATTTGAACCTTTTGAATATCAGGAAAGATTGCTGAGTGCATATCACGATTATCGTTTTAACATCAACATGCTACCTCGTCAAAGTGGTAAGACCACTTGTGCATCAAGTTATTTGCTTTGGTACGCTATGTTTCATCCAGATCAAACCATCTTGGTGGCAGCACACAAGTACACAGGTTCACAAGAAATCATGCAACGTATCCGCTATGGATACGAACTTTGCGATGACTACATACGTGCAGGTGTTGTAAACTACAACAAAGGGAGTATTGAATTTGAAAACGGATCTAGAATTGTTTCAGCTACTACTACTGGTAATACCGGTCGTGGTATGTCCATATCCTTACTATATTGTGACGAGTTTGCGTTTGTTCAGCCCAATATTGCAACTGAATTTTGGACCTCAATTTCACCAACCCTGGCAACAGGTGGACGAGCAATCATTACATCAACTCCAAACAGCGACGAAGATGAATTCGCAATAATCTGGAAGGACAGTCAAGACAAGTTTGATGCCCATGGCAACGAACGTACAGACGGCAAAGGTCGTAATGGATTTCATGGATTCCGAGCCGAGTGGTGGGAACATCCAGATCGTGACGAAGCGTGGAAAGAAGTTGAAACAGGGCGTATTGGTGTAGAACGTTTTCGTCGTGAGTACGGTTGCGAATTCCTAGTATATGATGAAACACTTATCAGTAGTTTAAAACTTGTAGATATGGTAGGAAGAGAACCTCAATTTAAAATGGGGCAAGTGCGTTGGTGGAAGAAGCCAACACAGGGTAATGTATACCTTGTAGCACTGGATCCTAGTTTAGGAACTGGTGGAGATTATGGTGCTATTGAAATTTTTGAAATGCCCAGTATGACACAAGTAGGCGAATGGCAACATAATATTACACCTATTCAACAGCAAGTTAAAATATTCCGCGATATATTAAAATACATTTCAGACGAGTTAGGCGGGGAAAGTTTTAATCAAATCTACTGGAGTGTAGAAAATAACACAGTAGGAGAAAGTGCGCTGGTAGTTATTAACAACTTAGGAGAAGAAACATTTCCGGGTGTATTCTTGAGCGAGCCCGCACGTAAAGGGCATGTGCGTAAATTCCGCAAAGGTTTTAATACTACATTTGGAACTAAAATTAGCACATGTGCTAAGGTAAAATACCTAATAGAAGAAGAAAAAATGAAGCTAAACAGTCGTCCTTTAATTAGCGAACTTAAAACATTTATTGCTAAAGGAACAAGTTTTGCAGCTAAAGAAGGGCAACACGATGATTTAGTGTCTGCATTATTACTGGTAGTTCGTATAAGTCAAGTATTAGCAGAATGGGATCCAGCTGTGTTCGAGCAACTAAGGGTCAGTAGCGACTGGGAAAACGACACCGAGTTTGAACCACCGTTGCCCATATTCATATCATCAAGTATCGGATAAATATAACATGAATACGAATTTAGATAAAATTGCACTTGATCTGTATGGAAAAATACAGACTCGTTTTCCTGACATTAAACTTGGGGACGAACATGCGGAAGTACTGAGTAAAAAATCAGACATTCCTAATGCTCGTTTTTTTGAGTTTGAATATAAAGATAATGGTAGAAGTTTAGGCACTATTGCAATCACACTAGACGAAGACGACGGTATTATTGTACAAATTAGTGGTGATATTGCCAATAAGCAACACGAAGGTGCATTTAAATTTATTCGTAGCTTTAGACAATTTGCTAAAGATCGTTTAATTAACTTTGACGTACAAAATATCGGAAAAGACAATTTAGACAAACGCGATTATCAGTTTCAATCGAAACCCAAGGAACAATCTATGGAACCTATGATGGAAAGTAAAATGTATGGCACAGCTCGTATGAGTTATCAAGATTTAGGCGAAGCTAAATTAATTATTAAACATAGCCAACCTATCAACCCAGAAGTGCCAGCTGGACGTACAATGCATATTGAAAGTATCTATGTTGAAAATGCCGACGGTGAACGTTTCAAATTTCCCTATAAACATCTAAATGGTGCCCGTGCTCTTGCAGAACATTTAAAGCACGGCGGAAATCCTTATGATAGTATTGGTCAATATATTAGCAACCTAAGTGAAGAACTAGCACAACTACGCAAATTCAAAGGTTATGTATCACGTAATTCTTCTTTGTCGGAAGCAATGGGCGATATTACAAGTAAGGTAATGGAACGTATTGAACAAGTTAAGAAAGAAGTATATTCTCTACAACGTCCTAGTTTTTATGAACAGTTTGCAGAAGCATTTGAAGCTCGTGAAGATCAAATGATTCCAGAAGAAATTATGAGTGATTGGATCGATCGTTTGACAATCCGTACATTTAACGAAGATTTAAAAACAGCATTTCCTTACATTTTCCGATTAGTTGACGAAAGCGAAATTCCAGTCAAAGAATTATCAGCAGATGATATTCTAAGCGAATTGCGTTCTGAAGAAAAAGACGAGCATGGTAATGTTGTTCGTTGGAAGGAAGAAGGCGAATGGACACCTGTTAAGAAAGAAAAAAATGGTCGTGGCAAAGTTACTAACCTAAGTGATAAAGCTCGCCGCGAAACAGAAAAAATGTCTAAGAAAGATGAAAGTTTAGATCCAGAAGGAAGATTTGAAAATTTCATGGATAGCTTAGTTAACGAAGACGACGAACAAGAAGGTGAAAACACTTTGTTCAGTCCTAACGCAAGTACACAGCAAAGTGCTATTGACAAATTTAATGAAATCATGAAGACCGAATTAAAAGGCGGCCCAGAAGGAATTAATATTATCGATAGTCTAAAAGGCATCATTGACGATCCTGAATTTTTAGAAAAGATGAAGGATATTGATCCTGATTTAGATGCACGTGGTGTAATACAAACAGAATTAAATGCTATGGCCGAAAATGATCCTGCTGTAGCTAGAATTATTCCACAGTTAGATTTTAAAGGCGATGGCGGTGAAATTGGAGGACAAGATCTTCCACCAGAAGCAACTCCTCCAGCACCTGCACCTGATGCAACAGCAGGAGCAACTCCTCCAGCACCTGCACCTGATGCAACAGCAGGAGCAACTCCTCCAGCGGTTCCTCCAGCACCGCCAGTTGCTGAAAGTATTAGTTCAGCAAAACTAAAAGCTAAATTTATTAAAGCAAAAGAGTGTGGTGCAACATTAGAAACTAAGATGGATTTTGGACATAGAGAAATGACGCTGCATGATGCTATGAAAGAATGTGGTATTAGACCTATGGAATGTGGATTTGACGACGGAGAAGAACATTCCGGAGAATCTGGGGTAGATCAAATGTTAAAAGACATTTCAGGTTTTTGGAATCATGAAGATAAAAATTTCACTATAGGCGGAACTCGTGCTAAGATTAAACTTATCAAAGGATTTAAAGACGGTGCTTATCCTAACGCTATGGAAGAAGATTTGCATCATGTTATTGGATTAATTGATAAAATGGATCCGAGTGGTCATAGCGAATTGGGACATATTAAACATTTAGCCGGTGTACATCATGGCGGCGAAATGGATGAAGGTTCCGAGCAAGACGATTTTGCTAAACTAATGGCTCAGTTTAAACAAATGCATCCACAAGCCGATGTTGGCAAAATGATGCAACAAATTCAGAATGATCCTAATGCTAAAATTACTCATAACAATACTAGTTCTGGAACTATTGATGGTCACCCAGCAAGTTATGACGATGCTATGAGTAAATTTAGAGGCATAGCCGGCAACATGGGTTTTGATGCTAGCGGTGATGATCCAGTTGGCGGCATGATGAAAGGCATACAAGGTAAATTAGGCGGCATGATGAACGGCGCTAAAGGCATGCAAGGACAAAGCGGAATGCCACAAGGAAAAGGAATGCCTGACATGAGTAACATGATGAAAGATATGAATATGCCAGGAATGAATGAAGATGCTGAATTAGCAGCCATGTTAAAAATTGCAGGATTAAAGTAAGGACACAAAATGAAAAAACGTATTACAGAATCTCAATTAGCTGAAAAAGTTTCCAAGCTAAGAGAAAAGATGGCTCAATTAGAGAGTCAACAAGTTAACGAAGTTGACTGGGGTGCAATGGCTAATAATGCTTGGAAAGGTATTAAAGGTGCAGGTAGTGCAATTGGTAACGCACTAAACACAACCGGCGGCAAAATAGCAGGCGGTGCAGCATTAGGTGCAGGTGCGTTAGCAGCTGGACAAGCACTAACAAAACCAGGTGCTCCGGCGGCAGGTGCTAAGTCAGATCCAGCCACAAAAGCATTACAAGATAAATTAATTGCGGCAGGTGCAAAAATTAAAGCAGACGGAATTATGGGTCCAGCAACACAAGCGGCTATGAAACAATTTCCACAAGCATCTGGCGGCAGTGCAGCAGAAACGGGAACTACAGCTCCTACAGCTCCTACAGCTCCTACAGCACCAGCGGCACCTACAGCACCAGCGGCACCTACAGCACCGGCAACTGATCCTAATGCGGCCGCAGCTAAAGCAAGTGCTGGCGGAGCAAATATGGCTTTAGTACAAAACCGTGAGCAAATGGTTCCAGGTAGTACTGGAAGTGCGGAAGAAGGCGGAGTTACTTACGCTATTGACGATGCAGGTACTAAGTTAGCAAAAATTAATCCACAAACACAAAAGTGGGAAAAGATTGCGGCAGCACCTGCACCAGCGGCGACTGGTAGTGCAGCTTTAGATGGAACTAAGCCAGGTGCAAATCCAGCTACAACAATTCCAGGTGGACCACAGACTGCTGCAGGAGCACCAGCGGCAGGAGCACCAGCAAAAAGCGAAGCCGAAAAAGCCGACGATGCACAATATGCTGCAGCCAACGCTCAAAATCAAGCAAATGCGGTAAAAGCAACCCAAACAATGCCAGCCGGGCCAGCACCAATGGGCGAAGGTACTGGCTTCCGTAATGATGAATTGAGCAGAATTGTTAGTCTAGTACACTATAGATAATTCGGCTAAAAAATCCACATTTCAAGCAAGATTCCTCTTGCTTTACTAAATAAAAGTGCGTATAATAACATATACGCACTTTTTGTTTTAGTAGGTTCTAAAACAAAAATAGGCAAATAAAATAGCAGAAATGCAAACAAAAGGCTAACAATAGGAGATTATTATGGCAACTTTAGCTGAAATTAGAGCAAAACTTAAGGCATCAGAATCAAAAGGTTCTGGAGAAAGAACAGGCGGAGATAAATCAATTTATCCGTTCTGGAATCTAAAAGAAGGTGGCGAATCCGTTCTGCGATTCTTACCAGATGGTAACACCGACAACACTTTTTTCTGGGTAGAACGAGCAATGATTAAATTGCCATTCTCGGGAATCAAAGGTGAATCAGAAAGCAAAAACATCACAGTACAAGTTCCATGCGTAGAAATGTATGGCGACACTTGCCCAATCTTGGCAGAAGTACGTGGATGGTTTAAAGACCCAGCATTAGAAGACATGGGTCGTAAGTACTGGAAAAAGCGTAGTTACATTTTCCAAGGTTTCGTTGCAGAAGACGGACTTGGTGAAAAAGCTGACGAGCAACCAGAAAATCCAATCCGTAGATTTATCATTGGTCCTCAAATCTTTACATCAATTCGTGCCGCCTTGGTCGATCCTGAGTTGGAAGACTTGCCAACTGACTATGTACACGGTTTAGATTACCGTATGAAAAAGACAAGCAAAGGTGGTTACGCAGACTACTCAACAAGTTCCTGGGCACGTCGTGAGCGTCCACTAAACGATGTAGAGCAAGCGGCTATCAAACAATATGGTTTGTTTAACTTGAGCGATTTCTTACCTAAGAAGCCAGGTGAAGTTGAATTGAAAGTTATGAAAGAGATGTTTGAAGCTTCAGTAGACGGCGAGCCATATGATATGGAACGTTGGGGACAATATTTCAAACCAGCAGGTATGAGCCAAAACACTGGCGATCCTAAAGCAACTCCTAAAGCATCATCTGCTCCAGTAGCAAGTGATGATTACGATGATGAACCAGCACCAGTAGCTAAGGCAGCTCCTGCTCCAGCACCAAAAGCTGAAGCAAGTGCAGGCGGTGATTCACGTGCCCAAGACATCTTGGCAATGATTCGCAATCGTCAAAAAGCGTAAACGGCCTGGGCCTCTGCAACCTAGTTGTACGCCCCGGTTATCTTATTTAGGAGAATTAACTTATGGCTACAAAAGCCTTCGATCTATCGAAATTTAGAAAAACCTTGACTAAAAGTATTGATGGTCTAGGTGTAGGATTTAATGATCCTACAGATTGGATTAGTACAGGCAACTA